GGCCTTTGGCCGCCTTCTGGTCCTTCAGGGCCTTGGTGTGATCAGCTACTGCCTTGGTCGCCTTGGCGGTCCCGGCCGCCTCCAGCACGCGGGCGTCGCGCACCTCGCGGATGGTCTTGGCCAGTCCGCTCATGGTCCGGTCGACCCCGGCGACGGCGTCGGCGTAGCCCCTCAGGGCCGCGTCCTTGACGTCGATCAGGGGCTCGCCCTTCATGAAGGCCTTGACGTTGTGCCAGAGCGCTTGAATGGCCGCGATCTCCGCCCCCCAGAGCCCGGCGAACACCTTCACCGCCCCGATGGTCGCGTTCTTGATGAACTCGTAGGCGGCCGAGAACGCCTTCTGCAGCCAGGTGATCTGAGGCGCAAACTGCTCACCGATGGCCTTGGCCGCGTACTTGAACGTGCCTTGGATGACGTCGGAGACCGTGACGGCCGTGTTGCCGGCCTTCTTCATCTGCTCGTCGGTCAGGCCGAGACGCTTCTGGAGGTCGTCGTTGCCCTTGTTGAGCTCGTGGGTCGCCATGAGCAGCGGGCCGCCGATGGCCGCCGCCAGGAGACCCGCCGCTGCGATGAACGGGGCGAACGGGGCGACCGCCTCCCAAGCCGAGATCGCAACCAGTTTCAGGGCCGCAGACATGCCGCCGGCGCGCGTGGAGATCGCCCCGATGGTCTCGCCGATCTGCGGACCCTGCTGGATGAGGATCATCAGCGGGCTCATGCCCATGGCGCCGGTGACCGCCACGTCGGCGAACTGGCGGGATAGGTTCAGCGTCTCGGCCGCGGTGATCTTGGTCGCGCCAGCCACCTTGCCGTGAAGCGCGGCCGCACTTTCCATCGCCTTGATCGAAGCCGCCTGCTGGGCCGCGGCGACTTGCATCGCCTCCCCCATCTGCCCTACCGCCGCCGCCTGGGCCTGTGCGGCTTGAGCGACGGCCTTTTGAGCGTTGGCCGCTGCGGCCTGGGTGGCGGTCAGCTTCTTCGTCGCCGATTCCGCCTTGGCCGAGTTGGCCGCAACATCGGTCAGCGCCTTGTTCGCCGCCGCGTCGTCGACGGGGACGAACCGCAGGCCCAGATTGGCGAAGTCGGTCATTTCGCGGCTCCTGGGCTCTTGGTGAGGTTAGGGTTCTGGAGGGCGCGCTCGATCAGCATGGCGCGGACTGGCGAGATGCCTTTGGTCGGCTCAACCGTGGCCGCGGTGGGCGTCCTCGGCTTCTTGCCGTCCTTGCGCTCGGACGAGACGCGCAGGGCGAGGTCGTCAAGGCGCATCAGGACCGACACCTGCCAGGCCGAGAACTCGACCTTGGTCAGGCGGCAGAAGGCTTCGAGCTCGCTATAGGTCAGGGGGTTGACCGCCATGCCGGACTGCCGGCGGGCGGAGAGTTGCAGGAAGGCCATCCACAGCGGCTTCAAGTCCTCAGGCGGGGCCTCGTCGGTCTCGCCGTCTGGAGCGGCTAGGAAGGCCTCCGCGTAGCCGATCAGGGCCTCGGCTAGGCCTTCGTAAAATTCGCCCGGTCAGAGATGAACTCGTCGGCCTGCTCCTTGATCGCCGGGAAGCGCGTGTAGAGCTCGCGGGCGTTCTCGTAGGTGCAGTCCTCGTCGAAGTCCCAGGCGACGGTGCAGCGCGCCAGGAGGCTGATGGCCTCAGACTTCAGCGCCTCGGCGGTCAGCTTCAGACGCGAGCCCTGGGCCAGGCGGCGGTTGGTGTTGGCGTTCTCCTGCTTGACGAAGGTGTCGCTGTCCCGGCCCAGGAGGGTGATCGTGATGGGCGAGCCGTCGGGCTTGGTCAGCAGGACGCCCGCCGCGTCGCGGACCTCCATCTTCGCGCCCTCGTTGGCGGCGCTCTTGGTGTCGATCTTGGCGGCAATGCTGTCGAAGTTCATGGGGGGAGATCCTGAGAAAGGGGCGCCGACCGGAGCCGGCGCCCTAGGCTGGGTGGGGAAAGGGTTAGGAGACGTTGGCCGACAGGCTGGCGAAGATCGCGGTGTCGATGCTGTCGAAGTTCATGGTGGAGATCCTGAGAAAGCGGGCGCCGGGGTTGGCCGGCGCCCTAGGCTGGGGTGGATGGGGTTAGGAGACGTTGGCCGACAGGCTGGCGTAGATCGCCGTGTCGATGCCCAAGGTGTAGGTCTCCTTGAGCACGTCGTTGGCGCCGCCGACCGACTTCTTCGCGCTCATCACCTTGGCGTGGAAGTAGAAGGTGGAGTCGGTGTCGTTGGCGTCGGGGCTGTCCTCGAAGACGACCTTGATCGCGTAAGCGAACTTGGTTCCGGCGGCGGTCCTGGCGGCGACCTGACCGGCATCACGCGGCCCCCAGGCGGCGACGACGGTGATGTCGCCGGCGTCATAGGCGCTCTTGAGCTTCTGGACGCGGTTGTCACCGAGACCGGTGAAGGTGATCTGGCCGGCGGCGTCGCCGAACTCCGAAATGCTCTCGACGCCACCGATCTCGGTATAGGACAGGGCCGCATAGGCCGAGACCGTGGCCGCGGCGGTGACCGGGCCGATATAGACTTTCGCGCCCGCAGCGGACTGGGCAGAAACGGCCATAGGGATGGCTCCTCTTCAGGTTGGAACGATCAGCCGCTGCCCAGACGGCGTTAGGGCGGACCCGACGGCTAAGCCGTCCAGGGAATGGTGACCGGGATGCGGACCTCGTTTGTCTCGCTGATTGGCGAGGATGCCCAAGGCGCGCCGGAGACACTGACTTTCGTGGTCCCAGAGAACATGGGATGGCCGGTCGGGAAGTGCTCCAGCACGGTTCCCACGACCTCCATCGGCTTGATCAGGCCGCGGTTCTTCGGCCAGACGACGGTGATCTGCAGCAGGCCCTGGTCCAGAGCCCCGGCGCTGACACCCTGCCAGGCCGGGCGGTTGTAGAAGACCGCTACCTCAAGCCGGGCCTGACCTTCTCCCGTCGTCTGTATGTCCGGGTTCGGCGCATCAAGCTGCTCCGGCCAGATGATCGGGAGCGTCGTGGTCAGCGTCAGGACCCGCTCGAACAGGGCCTCGGCGATCTGCGCCGGTTTGCCAGTTGCGGTCATCTGCTCTCAACCTCCCGCTGGATGCGAACAGCCGCCTCGGTCACCACACGCTGCCATTGCTGGGCGGCCAGGCGCACGAACCCGTCCGGCGGCTGGCCCCTCGCGCCATATTCCCGCGCCGCCGCGTAGCGGGCCGTGTAGCCGACCGTTATGGTCTCGGCTGGTCCCGCGTTCAGGATCAGCAGGTTGATCGGCTTCGGGTCGTAGTCGAACCTCAAAACCCCAGGCGGCTTGTCCTTCGGCGTGAATGACCCCATGCCGATCTGCCCCTGGAGCGACGCCCGGAGAAACCCGGTGTCGACCCTCATCCGGCCGCCCTTGGCGACCGAGGTCTGCATGATCTCAATCACGTCCTGCGCGGCCTGAAGGCGAACCTCGGCCATGCGCTCCTTGGTCTTCGCGGCCCATGCGCTCACCGTTGCTGCGAACGATGTCTGCGCCATGGGTCACCTCAAGGTCGATATCCGGCTCACCCGATATATCAGGGTGCAGCGACACCCGATGGTCTCCGCAGCCGGCGCCGATGGGTCGCCGGGGAACATCAGCAGCGCGCCGGACGGGCTGCGGAACGGCTCACGAAGCCCGGCCGACTTACCGTCCAGCAAGGCGTGGGTGTGCCGCACCCGCATGTCGCCTGCAGAATCCCACTTCCGGCGGATGTCGGCTTCGCCGATCTTTCCCTCGTCAACTGCCTGTAGGTAGGCCTCGTGCTGCGAGGCGTGGAGAGCGGCCATGGCCTCCGTCCGCGCGATGGTGGTCCCCCGAAGCTCAAGCAACCGCGCCCGATAGCGCTCGGTGGCCTTGGCGACGATGGCGGCCGGCACCGGCTTCTCGTCGCGGATTGCGGCGAGGACAGTGCGGTCGTAGCGCCGATCCCGGCGCTCGCGGGTCAGATAGTTGCGCAGCAGCGCGGCGTCGCCCGAGGCGAGTTCATCCCGCGCGGCGCGGGCGGCCGCCTCCTGGGCCGTCGTGAGGCCGATGACGCCCCCTTCCCGCTTCCCGGTGGCCTGGTTGACCCGGCCGACGATATCCAGGGCCGCCGTGCGCGGGTTGACGCCGCGCGCCATGCCGGCCTCAAGGGCGGAGCGGATCGCCGACCTCTGGTCCTCCAAGATGCGAGTGACCAAGTTCGACGAGCGGTTGGCGAGCCAAGCCTCGGCGCGAGGGTTGCGGATATTGAAGCGGATCACCACGCCCGCTGGCGTCTGGGCGTTGGCGATGCCGGCCGAGGCCGCGCCGCTCTCGCCATAGGCCTGCCGGATCGCCTCGGCGAGGGAGCCGTAGGCGGCGGCGTCCAGGTGCAAGGCGTTGACCGCGGCGTTGAGATCTCCGGCGCTCAATGCGGCGATCAGGCGCTGCAGGTCGACGGAGTTCTGCACGTCCTCGACCGCCTTGCGGAAGGCCTCGGCGATGATCGGGTCATAGCGGTTCAACAGGTCCTCGAGGACCTGTTGCTGCGTCGGCCTGCGGGCCATGTCAGCCGAGGATCGACTTCGCGGCCAGCGCCGCGCTGGCGCTATGGTCGAGGTAGGCGTCGAACACGTCGTGGGCCTGGGCGCGCATGATCTCGACCTCTTCCTGGGCGGCGTTGCGCAGGATCGCGGCCTGCATGGCCTGGGCCCGCGAGATGATGTCCATCAGCGTCGCCGTGGCGAGCTTGGCGTGCTCGAGGTGATCCATTCAGCGCCTGACCTGCAGCGTCCACATCACGGGCGTTCCGGCCGGGGCCAGGGTCGCGACGGAGACGATACCATGTTCGACGCCGCCGATAACCACTTTGCGGGCCGGCGTCGGGGGATCGCTGATCGAGCCTACGGCCAGAAGCACTTTCTTGTCTGTCGCCAGGACCCGCGTCCCGTCGATCTCGTTCAGGCCGTAGTCAAGGACCACGCCGACCGTTTCGGCGTCATAGGGGCCGCCGACGGCCGGGTTGTAGGGCGACCCGCCAGCCTCGTAGCGGCGCAGGATGATGGCCTGACCGAACTCTTCGAGCAGCTCGTCCGCGTCGGCCTTGGTCTCGGCGTAGTCAAAGGTGCTCATCGCTCAGCCACTCCTTCGACGGTTCGCCCAGCAGGTTGCGGGACCAGCCGGACATAGACCGGGCACGGCCAGCGATGGCCGGCAGCGCCTCGCGCCAGGCGGGCTGATAGTGGATCGCGTCCGGCCAGATCGGTCCGTAGGCGAAGTGCCCGCGGTCAGCGCTCATGGGGACGCCGCAGAGCACGGCCCGGTCGAAGCCGAGGTCTACCAGCGCGACCTTGAGCGCGAAGAGGCCGGAGGATCCGGTAGAGGTCTGCCCCGGCAGGCGGAACTCGACATAGGCCGTGACCTCGGGCGCCGGAGCGTGCGTCTCGGCCTCCAGGTGGCTTATGACCCGGTCGGGGGCCGGGAAGCGCCGACGATCACGCGCGGCGAGCCATCCGGACCAACGCTCAGGGTGCTTGGAGACGGCGGCGTCGAGCCGGCCGGGCCAGCGGGCGGCCATGTCGTTGCAGGCGATCACGCCATCGAAGCGCCCGAGGGCCAAGGCCTGCTCGACGTCGGCGAAGACGCAGGAGGCGGAGCCCAGGACCAGGGCGGCTTTCATTCCTGGCGCTGAGCCCTGGTCCGGCGGCCGCGCGCGGGCTGTTCGATCTCGTCAGGCTGGACGGCCTGGCCGACGCCCGCAAACTCCGTTGCCAGCGGCCCGAAGTCGTCGATCTGGGGCTCGGGCGGGGCGCGCTCGGCGCCGTTGTCGATCACCAGCACGCCAGCGGCGAGGTAGGCGTCGACAATGGCCGGCCAGTCGCCGACCACATAGACCTTGGCCGCCCCAGGCAGCGGCCCTGCGAAGTATCGCGGGTTCTGATAGGTCCGCCCCTCGGCCAGACTGGTCCCGCTGACGCTGTAGACGATCTCGCTCATGCCCAATTCCAGTTCGGGTTGCGGGCGCCGGGCTGGCTGCCGTTCAGGATGGGGGCGAGCATGTCGTTGATCGCCCCATATGAGGTCAGCGTCGCCTGGGTGCCGCCGTCGAAATACTCGGTCGTCTTCTCAATGGGCCCGACCTTCTTGGTCTGGGACTTCACCCGGGCGCCCAGGTCGATGTCGGCGGCCAGCGGCGCGCTGAGGGCGCGGGCGGCCAGTTCGCAGGTCGCCGCAACGATCTCCGCCGGCAGGCCCGGCAGGTCATAGCCCGCCTCGTCCTTGGCGTTGGAGCGCGGCCAAAGCAGCCCCTGGACCCGGCCCCGCCTGTCGCCTCGGTAGAACGGGCCGAAGGTCGCATCGAGGTAGGCCGAGGCCTCGCGGGCCGCACCTTCCTTCTGGGCGTCTGTGGCGGCGCTCCAGGTGGTCGCCAGGGCCATGTGTGAGCGCTTGGTCCAGTACGCACCGATGGCCGCAATCGTGGCGTATGCCTCGGCGCCCTGGACGCCGTCGCCGCCGGTCTCTACCGTCAGGCTCACAGCGTCACCCCTCGGTTCACGAAGGCCCGGCCCTCAAGTTCGCGCGTCACCGTGCCGCCCGGAGAGGTCAACACGAGGTCATAGACCAGTTCGAGCCGGTCGGCGGGATCTGCGCCTTGGGCGCCCCAGAGCAGGTCTTCGACGCTGTTCAGGTCGCCGAGCGCTTCGGTCTGGTCTGCGGTCATCGACAGGGTGACGGTCGCGCCGGAGATGCTGATCGAGCCGCCCCGGCTGTCGCTGGCCGTAGACAGTAGAGCGTCGGCGTCGGCGCCTATGTCCCGCTTGAAGGCTGCGCGGGCGGTGTAGCCGGTGAGCGTCACGTCAGCCCCGGCCGCGTCCTTCTTGGTCCAGGCAAAGGACCAGGTCGCGCCCTGATTGATGGTGAGGTCGTGGCGCAGGGCCATGGCTTAGGCCGCCGGCTTCTTGCGGTTGCCACCCTTGGGCGCGCCGCCGGGCTTGTCGTCTCCGTCCTGATCGAGCGCCTTTTCCTGGGCGTCGGTCAGGTGCGGATAGGCGTCGACCTTCTCGGCGGCGCCGGTTTCAGGCGCCCCGCTGATGACCTTCGTCTCCAGGCCTTCGCCGATGTAGCCCTCGGCCAGCAGGCCGGGCACAGCATCGGCGGGAACGTCAGAGGCGTCGGCGCCGATCTCCAGGTGGATCGGGGTCACTCCGTCGTGCGAGTAGACGAACGGGCGCAGAGCCTTCATGGCGGGTCCTCTCATTTGCCCAGCAGGGCCGGGTTCACGGTTGGCCGGCTGTGGTCGTAGCGGGCCTCGATGTCGGCGGCCGTCGGCGGGGTCGCCTTGGGCTCGAAGCGGATGCGGGCCGCGCCGTCGATCTCATCCACTAGGACGTGGTCGAAGTCGTAGCCGTAGACGTTGAGCTCGCCCGGGTCGGCCGGATCCTCGATCGTGTCGAGGAGCGACGTCCGGTCAGCGAAGCCGAGCTCGATGCCGCGGGCGGCGGCGAAGCCGAGCCAGAACTCCAGGCACCCCCTGCCCTTCTCGGCATGGTGCGAGTTGGCGTAGCTGAAGTCGCAGCCGAACAGGCTGATCTTCGTCGCGCCCATGAAGATGGCGTAGGCGGC